CAACCGTATATATGCGGAGGAATATCAAGCAGGTGCAGCAGTCACAGGAGGATTCAGAGGAGGCGGTGAGTGCATGGCAGTATGAGGAGCGTGAAATGACCGCAGAGGAGTATGAGAACATGATTCTCATGCAACAGATTGTGTCAGAGAATACATCCGGAATTGTGGAATCCGTGACGCAATTTCAAAAGGACACAGTGATTGACGAGTACACGGAGCAGCTTATCGAGGAGGGATTGATTTAATATGCGTACATTAGTAGAAAGCCTCAAGAGGTTATATGCAGTCAAGCACACACTCACAAAGGAGCAGATTGCGGAGCGTGTGTCAAAAGGTAGTATTTCGGCGGAAGAATATGAATACATCACCGGAGAGGAGTATTCAGAGAATGAGTCCGCTTGAAATAATATCACGAATGTGTGATGTGACGACCGTCTTATCAGACATCGTGAAGAAACAGCAAACCATAATAGAACAGTCGAAAATCGAGGAGACGGTGAAAGCGGAACTCCGGCAGCAGGTGGGCGAGGCAGAGAGGGAACTTGATGTCATCGAATACCACACAAGAAGATTCTGCGACACGGACGACATCGAGGCGACAGAGTTCGGAAAGGAGCAGCCGATTGACGATTGAACTTTCACTGTTGCTGACTGGGGTTTCCGTCGCATTTGCAATCTTTTTCGGAATTTCCTCAAAACAGAGGAACGACCGGAAAGACACAGAGGAACAGACGGAGCAGCAGACGGCAAACAACACAATGGTGATGGTGAAACTTGAGAACATTGCGGATGACCTCAAAGACATCAAGAGAGAGAGCAGAGAGAATCGAGAGGAAATGCAGAAATTAAGGGAGCGTGTTGTCATAGTTGAACAATCACTCAAATCGTATCACAAGAGACTGGACGGAATGAATACCGACCAATAGCAGGAGGGCGGAAACAGGCAGGAATCAACGCACATTTTAGGAGGCAACAAATGAACAGGAGCAGGATGACAAAAGCGGAGCGACGCATTTATCTACGACACAAGCGGAAAATGTACCGGATAGAGCGGCGGAAAGCGAAAACAGAAAATAAGGTCTCCGGCCAGTTCATGAATCGTGTTGTTGTCTGTATGATTCTTGCAGCAGTCATATACACAGTCGTGATGATATTTGTGTTTGTGAGAGTTGGTTCAGAGCCGTCAACTCTGACGGAGAATGTATTTCGTTTTCTGTCGGTAGAGGGCGGGGCGATGGCGCTCATTAAGTCAATAAAGACGATTACCAAGAAAGATTCAGATAAACAGCACGAGGACGAATCGGAGCATCAAGAGGAGGTACAGGGATGAAATTCATCACAGAATATTGGTTTGTACTCGTGGCGCTTGCAGCGGTGGCAGCAGTGGGAGGGTATACGGTTTATACGTTTCTCAAAACGCCGTCGGACAAGCAGTTGAACAAAGTACAGGAGTGGCTGCTTTATGCGGTCACGATGGCAGAAAAAGAGTTGGGAGGCGGTACGGGCCAAATCAAATTACGCTATGTTTACGATATGTTCGTGACACGGTTCGCATGGTTAGCAAAGACCATCACATTTGAGACATTTTCAAAGATGGTTGACGATGCTCTTGAGAAAATGAAAACGATGCTTGAGAGCAATGAGGCGATGCAGAGGCTTGTGAGCAGCGAATCAAATGAGTAACAGCGAAAATGAGTTTGGAAAAGAAATGGAGGAAAAAATGATTTCTAATTGCGGACATGATGAAAATAACAAATACAGTGGAGGAAATGCAGGAGACCAAACAGGAACAGAGTGGGCAGTCATTGCGTGGTATAACAGACCGTGGAAATGTGTTCTCCGACATCCGGACGAAAAAGTTCGGAAAATGATTGCAGATATGGCAAGGGCAGCTGCAAACAACAATAATGTTGGTTACGACCAGTCACAGCGCTATACATTTTGGGAGAATCTCAAAGATTCAAACTATGACCCTGCGAAAATCACGGTGAAATGTGAGGCAGATTGCAGTTCGGGCGTTGCAGCTATCGTAAAAGGTGCAGGTTATCGTTTAGGAATCCAAAAGTTGAAAGATGTGAGCATCTATCTCTATACAGGAAACATGAGGGCAGGTTTAAAGGCAGCGGGATTCGAGGTTTTGACAGATAGCAAGTATCTGACATCGGATGCGTATTTGCTTGAGGGCGACATCATTCTCAACGATTCACACCACGTTACGACGAATCTGACAACGGGTTCGAAGGTATCCGGAACGGCATCCGCAGCAACAACATCAAGCGCAAAAGTGGAGTACGCAGAAAAATTCGATAAGAACCTTGCGGGAACGTATAAGGTGACTGCATCAGAACTGAATTTACGAACCGGAGCAGGAACGACGACAGACAAAAAAATTATTGCAGAAATGCCAAACGGGGAGACAGTGCAGTGCTATGGGTATTATACAGAGGTTTCCGGGGCGAAATGGCTCTATGTCGTTTATAAAGGAAAGACAGGTTTTGCATCTAGCAAATATTTGAAAAAGTAGGAGGAAAGCGGCGTGTTATACTATTTAGGAAAGGGAACAGAGTTCAAAAAAGAGGAGTGCAAGGAGTATAAGACGATTGGGGGTGCATTGAAAGCAGCGGAAAAGGACGAATCTCTCGTTGTGTGGGATGAAAACGGACAGACCATCGGTTCAGTGACTGACAATATACCGGAGGGAGCATTACAGGAAAACAAAGACGGAAGCGTGAACACATACGATGCTGACGGAAATTTAGCCGGAACGGTAGACGCTACCACCGTGGCAGAAGCCACCGGAAACGATGACGGTAAGGAAGCAGCCGGAGAGGACGCAGAGAGCGTCGAGGATGGCTCAAATGATGATAAGACGGAGAATGAACCATCTGAAAGCGAAAACGGGCAGAATGAGGCAAATACAAAGCCGGAGGTTATCATTCCACAGGGAACAATGAGGGTGACGGTCGTGTGCGATGGAGCGTTGAACATCCGCCGTTCCGCTGCATGGGGGAATGAGAACATTTGCGGTCGTGCGGTAAGAGGACAGGCATATTATGTGAAAGCAATCCACACGGTAGACGGAAAGAAGATGGTACAGACCATTGATGACCTTTATTTGTCCGGACAGTCCGAACACGTCCAGTTTGAACAGCTGTAAAATACGGAAAAGGTGATACAATAGAAACTGCATGAGAACATTTGCGGGTGTGCGAATAACTGACTTGTAACTAACAAATGCCTTGAAAATGCCTTGTTTTGGGCGTTCGGAGTTCAGCAAACGATAATTCAATCGAAAATCAAAGAGATACAAAAATCCCCGAAATGCTTATATTTCGGGGATTTCTTTATATTCTGAAAAACTATGAGATACTACAAAAACACACAAAATTTTCACGATAACTAACACGTAACTAACACATAACTAACAAACGAAATGTTGTCTTGTGCAATACTTTTGAAATCTTGTGCAAGACACAATTTACAAATAAAAAAGAGATTCAATCACCTTTTCCGGAGCAGTATTCGACGATACATGACCGGACATCCTTTTTCGTGCGACAGTGGCATGAATGACCGTCTTTGAATATGATGTCATAGCCGTCGTGCATATTCCCTCGTATTCCGGAAATCATTTCTCTGTTTTTCTCTGCAATCTGCATCGTGTCAAACATTCCACATTGGTCTTGCCGGACAAGGTCTTGAATGTAAGCATTGATTGACATTCCTTTATCAGAGGCGAGATTCTTGATGACCTCTTTCATTCCTTTAGGTACGGCAAGATTTATCCGCTCATAATGCTCTTTATAAAAATTATTCTTATATTCCGTTCTGTTCATGGCACACCTCACTATATCCGATTGATTGCGTCAATGAGTTCATCAATTTCAAAGTGTGTATATACGACCTCTGTCACACTCTGTCCTTTATGGCCTACAATCTTTTTTATGACCTTGTCTGACACTCCGGCAACGGTCAACATCGAAATGCAGGTGTGACGGGTGCAGTGAGGAGTGTGTTCCATGTTCAAAGTTTCCATGAGTGGCATCCAGTATGAATCATAATAATTTCTATACGTGAAATGTTCGCCCTCCGGAGTAGAGAGGAGATATTCACACTCATTGAGGTTGTACCAGTATTCAAAAAACGGATATACCTTTTCTGCAATCGGTACGGTGCGGATTCCGGCAGCAGTTTTCGCCTCAATAATCTTGAAACAGCGTTCCTCAAGCATCACATTTTCTTTCTTGAGGTCAAGCATTTCGGAAATACGGCATCCGGAATATATCAGCATGAGGACGACTGTATAATATACATTCGTGTCCTTGACATCCCACACACGAGCGACCTCTGATTTTGAAAAAGGCTGCCGATTGTATGCGTTTGGGTTTCCTGCCTTTTTAATGTCGAGATATTCAACCATGTTCCGTTCTTTTGGAATGACCTCATGAATCACAGCGTATTTATACATCAGACCGAGCAGGACTTTCAATTTCCTCAAGGTAGGATAATTTTTGCCGGATTCATCAACGAGCATTTGCAGGCGGTCGAGTTTTACATCGACGAATCGCATTTTTGCAATCTTATCACAGAGCAACCATGCAGCCTTATAGCCTTTTACGTTTGAATCGCTGACGGTTGGGAAGTGTTCAGAACTCCATTTGTCATAAATATCCTCGAATGTGACATTTGCAGCGTTCACATCATAAGGATTCGCATTGAAATCCGCAAGAGCGGTCAAAGCGTCTTTTCGTGTCGGGTAATATCCGACGACAGTATATGTTTGTTTGACTTTTCCGGTCGTTGGGTCAATTTCCC